TCTCATTGGATACGATAGCCCCGCGGATTACCAATTGCGGGTTTGATTGTTTGATATTCAGGATGGTTTGATTAGATTGATTTTCAATAGTCATGATAATTTCCTTTTCAGGGCTGGGCAAAATCGCCCCATTGACCCACTATCTTATTGAATGAGTCAATAGTGGGATTTTATGCGGTCAATCGGCCATCGGGACCGGGCTTATTCCCTGCCTCAAATGCTCCCGCGAAGAATACCGCATATTTGACATCATTTTTAATCAGGATACCGGCTATGCTGATTAAATCCTCATGCGATTCTGCAATTATGGCAACGTCCCCAAATAACCCATTAGGAAAATAGACAACTCGACTTTCCGGCGCAAGTTGCTTAACCCGTTCAATATCGTCTAGTCGCATGGATTCGCTGTTCCCGACGGGGATACAGCGCGGGTGCAGTGAAAAGAACGTGGCGCGGGTTTTCCCTAGTGCTGCAGTGCTTTCAGCGGACATGATAATTTTCCTTTTCAGGGTTCAGTTGATTAAAGCTAATGGGCAAAATCGCCCGGTGGGGGTGTCGCCCTGGTGAATGTTGTTTTTCCGCAACAATACCTTGTTGACCCTTTGATTATACTCCCCTGAAACTTACCAGTTGCTTACAAACCGCATCTTCACATATCTTTACAATCCCTTTACAATCCCTTTACAATCCCCCCTTTCCTTGTGCCTTCGATGTTCCAATAGCCATACTCTATCAATCCCCCTATCTCATAGCTCCCTGCTATCATCTATCGTTTCCCATTCCCGATAGTCATAGCCTATCCCTGGGAGGGTAGGGGGTGAGACCTTTTTGGGGTGTGGGCTTATATAATCTATTATGGCAACTCCCCCAATTTTCTAAATTTTCCATGCCCCCAATCCTCACTAAACATTTATCTTCTTTGCTGATATAATAAACCATCGTTGTACCGAATCCCCGAATCAATTAAGGAGTACCTCCACCATGTTTATCCGAGCTTCCATCGTTCTGGCCATTGTTTCTATCTCGGCGCTTTCAGGCTGTTCTTACAATAAAACCCTAGAATCTAATTCTGCTCGGCTATCCGAGCACCGAAACTTTCAAGTTAATCGACTCAATCTGCTGAATACTTGCTATACTAATGCAACTACTGATATTAGATTCCAGGGATGCCTTATGCTGCAAGCACAACTTCAAACGGAGCAAGGTTTCACTGTGACTGCAGGAACTTCTGCCCTACCTAAAACTCCCGAAGAACTTCTTCTTGACCTGACTAAACTTGGTATTGCTGGAGTCCTAGCCGACACTGCGATGAAAGGACTTCAGCGTGATCCTCTGGTAATTAATCAGAGAGAGCCGGTATTTATTGACCGAAACAATACTAACACCACCACTACGACCACCACTAACACTACTAACACTAATACTGGCACCGGAACAACTACAACTCCTTAATAGATATGTCCAACGCATCTAAAGATAACATTATTGCATATCTGGGTAAAGGGTATAAAGCTGTCGATGTAGCTAAGATATTCAATGTATCTCCCAGCTATATATCGCAACTAGCGTCCGACCCAGATGTTGCATCGGAAATTTCTGCTAGACTGGCCCAAGCTAGTCGGGCAGCTATTTCTATTGATGAAAATTATCTTAAGATCGAAGAATTGGCTACCTCCAAAATCGCTGAACGACTACAACAAGGTTTTTATAAGCCAGTAGAACTTCTTGCTGTGGCTAGTATGGCCAATAAGGCAGCTAAGAAATTCGGGGCTTCTCCAGGACAATCCCTAGAGAATGGTGGCGGTAACCAAACTATATCAATTATTCTCCCAGACAATCTAGCCGGTATAACTATCTCTGCAACCCCAGATAATCAAGTTGTTCAAATCGGAAATATGTCCCTACGCCCTCCAGCCAAAGATTTCATCATTGAACAAGCAGACCAGGAGTTAGACCTATGAGCTTTAAAAATTCAAAACAACCCGCTCCGCAATATAACTCCAGCTTGGCTAATGTTCTGAAACAGCTCAATGTTTCTTGCTCCCCTTGTGCGTTGACTGCAATTCAACGGGCAGCAACCCCGCAAGTTCGTCAGCAATACTATAAAGCTCTTCGCATGACTCCAGAACAAGAAGCTCAGGTTGAGCAATGCCTGAAATAAAGTCATATCAAGTATCACTATCCTCCGTTAAAGATGCGTGCCGACAGTCTATTGATTGGCTTGCAGCCACAGCCGCACCCCATATTTATATCTATAAATTCCCGGAATACTATCGGGCCATCTTCCAGGTACTATCCTCAGCTATCGTTAAAGAGCGCGACTTCAGCAAAATAGCTCTGGGGTTTCCACGAGGTTTTGCTAAAAGCACTTTCCTGAAATTCATCATTCTCTGGGCTATTCAGTTCTCCGGCAAGCGAAACATTGTTATTATCTGCGCTAACGATAGCCTAGTAAAAAACTTCATCGCTGACTTAGCCCTTCTACTAGACCATGAGAACATAACTAAGATCTTCGGTAATTGGCGTACATCATCAATCAGAACAACTCAGACTGACCTCGAATTTAAACTGGATGGACGACTAATAAAAATTAGCGGTGCCGGTCAAGGTGCATCACTCCGAGGTCTTGTTCGTGACGGTTCTCGCCCAGATTTTATTGTTCTAGACGATATTCAAACCAGAGAAGATGCAGACTCCGAGACTATATCAGCGAAAATTCTGGATTGGCTCTACGGCACAATTAACTTTCTCCGTTCCCCATTCGGCTGTACCTATGTGTTTCTCGGAAACATGTATCCTACACCACATTCAGTCCTTAAAAAACTGATTGCGGACCCCGAATGGCAAACATTCATTGCTTCCGGTATTACTGATTCTGGTGAATCTCTCTGGGAAGAACTTCACCCCCTAAAACAACTCTATGCCGATTTCCGGTCGCTAGAAGCCCAAGGTAAAGAAGATATTTTCTGGGCAGAGATAATGAATGTCGGGGATATGAACTCCCGACTGTCCTTTGACCCAGGCCGTCTAAAACCAGTTCCGCTACAAGACCTCGAATTTCATCAAGGTTGCTATTTAGTAATTGATCCGGCAGGTCGTAAGAAGAAATCTGATGATACAGCCATTGGGGCATTTAAACTGCGTGATGGTGTCCCTCACTGCATTCATCTAGTCCATGAGATTCTAACCCCTAAACAGACTATCTTCCGTGCGATTGATCTGGCCACCACATTCGGAGCTACACTAATTGCAGCAGAAGATGTAGCCTATCAAGAATCCCTAGTGTTCTGGTTTGAAGAATTTCTTAGCACGCAGCAACTATCTAATCTCGTAGTCGTCGGCATCAATTCTGGGGGTATCTCTAAAAATACCAGGCTAATCTCAGTGATAAAATCAGCCCAAGTTGGTGAAATAAAATTCACCGATATAACCGCTAAACAATTCTCGGACCAGGCTATTGCATTTAACCCGCTAATAACTAACAATAAGGATGATGTCCTGGATATATGTGAGTATGCCCTGAAGATTCCTCAAATCCATGGTAACTTAATCGCATATAACTCTCCCGGGTCCGATCAGTTTCTGCAAGATATTCCACTAATCTCCGAAGAAGTAACCAGCCCATTCTAAGTATCTTATGAAAACCACAAACCTCATTGATAAACTAGACAAAGACCAGCAGCACTCCGCAGCTAAACACCTTCTTCTATCCATTCAAGGCGGCAGGTCTAACGAATATCGTTCCTACTTTGCCAAGCGGGATCAATCGTACTTTCGAGAATCTAAAAAGACCCCATCAAAAATTGGTGCGCATGAACTTCAAGACACTGGACCCTCGGGGACCGGACAATCAGAGTTTGAAATCCCAACAGTATTCTCTCAAGTAGATACTGCACGTGCTCGCTTAGCATCTATCTTTCTATCTTCTCAGCCAATTTTCAAGACTGTAACTCCTCCAGACTTTTCAGCAGTTGGAGAACAGTATGATGCAGTTATTGAAGCAGACTCAGCTAAGTTCGGCTGGATGCATAATCTTTCCCTAGCCCATCTTGACGGACTTAAGTATGATGTGGCAGTTGCAGAAGTAGACTGGAAGAATCTCTACACAACCAAGATCACTCGTGACCCAGAATCCAACGAGCTTATCCGTAATCGTCAGCTAGTTTATTCCGGCAACTTTATTAAACGCATTCATCCCAGCAATGCCTTTTGGGATATTTCTGTGCCCCTCCACGAAGTATCTAGTCGTGGAGACTATGCCGGATATACTGAACCCTATACCCTTCCGAAACTCCTGGAGCTGCTATCTGACCTAGAATATACTCCAGCAGAATCTAGAAAACTTCTCTACCCCACCACTGCTGAGAAACAAGAACCAACATATATTGATGTAATCTCTAACCACGTTTCTCTATACGAACCCCCTCGAGTAATTGACGAAACTCCATCAATCTCCCCAGAACAATCTGGAATGTATTTCGACCTTACTGACGATCAGATCAGTGAGATGTTGCAAGCTCGTCAACGTGCAGTTAATGCGAAATATGAAGTAACTAAACTATATATTCGTACTATCCCGGCCGTTCTGGGTTTCGGCGCTGACTCGGACGAAGATATTCTACCTCGCCTATATAAAATCTACTTCCTGAATGGCTGTAAGATTCTATCCATTGAAGAAACTAGCTACGAGCATAACTATATGCCTCTAGTTCTCTCCAGTGTTATGCAGGATGGTGTAGGCCATACGTCTAAATCATTCAGTCATAACATGGAGTCATTGCAAGTTCTGGCCAACAAGCTAATTCTCGCAGATATTCGTTCGTCTCAGCGGGTTATCGGCGATCGTGCAGTATATAATCCGCACATGATTGACCCGAAACAGGCGAATAATCCCTCCTCTACCGGTAAGATTCCGCTGAAAGTTAGTTCCCCGACAGCGGATGTTAGAGCGGCCTACTATTCAATCCCATATAACGACCCAGCACTGGGCGCAAGATTTCAACAAGCTGTATCCCTCCTTGGCTTCGGCAATGAAATTTCCGGGGCTAACCCTGTTCTGCAAGGGCAATTTGTCAAAGGCAATAAAACCAATCAGCAGTTCCAAGAATCTATGTCTGCGGCTGATTCTCGTCTTATCTCTCTGGCCATGGGACTCTACTGTACTTTCTATTTCCCTATCCAGGAAATTATTAAATACAATATCGCCCAATATCAGACCTCAGAGACTGCTTATTCTCAATCCCTTGACCGTAAAATTGTTATCAACTCAGAACAACTTAAGCAAGTTCTGCCGGAATTTAAGTTGGCGAATGGTCTAGTAACTGCGGCTAGGCTTATCAATACTGAAGCTCTTACCGTGGCTATTCAATCCTTGCCACAGATTCCTGAGCTATCAATGAAGTATAATATCCCTAAGAT